TAGCACCCTAGATCAAACGGGCAGCACTACCGTTGGCACGGCCATGACTTGCAACACTACAGATATTGCCGATGGCATTACCCTGGTTAGCAATAGCCGTTTTACAGTGCCTAATGACGGCATTTATAACTTTCAGTTTAGTGCTCAGTTCAAGAATGTCGCTAACGAGCAGCACATTGTCACGATTTGGATAAAGGTCAACGGTTCAGATCTTGCCAATTCATCTACGCAGGTTACGGTGCCTGCTCGTAAAAATGCAGGCATTTTTGGTTTTGCGGTAGCTGCTTGGAACTTCTACTTAGATCTGAACGCCACTAACTATGTGCAGTTGTTTTGGCTGCCCGAATCGACGGATGTAACACTTGAAGCATTGCCATCGAGTGTGACGCCTGCTTATCCAGCTATTCCTTCGTTGATTGTTACCATGGGGCAGATAGCTTAAATGCCTGCCAAGACTAAAGCGCAGTTCCGGCTCATGAAAGCAGCCGAGAACAATCCAAAGTTTGCCAAGAAAGTAGGCATTCGACCTGATGTGGCTGCAGAGTTTACGCAGTCCAACGTGAAAGGGAAATCGTATGCAAAACTTCCTGAACGACTTAAAGATGGCGGTCCGAGCCTGGCGATTGGCCGTGGTGAAAAGCTTCCGGCAGATCAAGGCGCGGGTCTTACCGCCAAGGGCAGAGCGAAGTACAACCGAGAAACAGGATCAAACTTGAAGGCGCCACAGCCCCAAGGAGGTCCAAGGCGTGACTCATTTTGTGCTCGTATGGGTCCTGTAGCAAGAAAATCAGAGCGCGGGTCTCGTGCCCGAGCATCAATGAAACGCTGGAATTGTCCGGGCTGGTGAAATGTCCTATTCCGATACTTATGGCCAGGTTTTTAACGTCCAGACGCTGATTGACCACGCTGCGAGGCGCTGTGGCAAGCTTGCTGAGGAGTTGACCAGCGAGCAATTGCTGACGGCCAGAGAGTCCTTGGGCTTTGTGCTGACCAATCTGATCAACATTGGCATTCAATACTGGGCTGTCAAGAAGGAAGTGATTGGCCTAACGCCAGAAAAATACATCTACACCCTGCCAGTAGGTGCTAATGACGCCTTGAATGTGCTTTATCGCACTTTAACAAGGCCTTCTGGCAGTTATTCAAGCAGTGCTGGCGGCAATGCTGCCTACGCAGGGGATGATGATGTTGATACCTACTGCCTGCAAACAAGCACTAATGGCAACATTGCAATCAATTTTGGCACGAGCAACCCGATTTATGCTGGGTCAATCGGCCTGCTCCCCTATGTTTCTGGTGGTGGAAGTGCCACATGGACTCTCACCCTTGAGTATTCGACCGATGGATCAACTTGGAACACCTTGTATGACATCGGATCAGTGGTTGTTACTGACAAACAGTGGGTCTGGTATGACATTGACCCCGGTCAGAGCGTCCAATACTACCGAGTAAGGGCATCTGGCGGCACAACACTGGCCTTGCGTGAGTTTTATGTGGGCAATAACTCGCGTGAAATCCAAATGGCAAGGCTAAATCGTGACGATTACACGAATTTGCCAAACAAAAACTTCACGGCCAATCAACCCTACCAGTTTTGGTTCAATCGCACGGTCCCACAGCCTGAAATTTACCTCTGGCCAGTGCCTAATGAGTGGTATGTGCAGATGACGGTCTGGTATTCCAAACAAATCATGGATGTGGGTGATTTGACCGATGAATTGCAGATCCCGCAGCGCTGGTATTTGGCCACAGTGGGCATGTTGGCGCATCAATTGAGCATGGAATTGCCCCAAGTACCACTGGAGCGCATTCAATACCTCGAAGGCCAGGCTGAAAAGTATCTCAATCTTGCCGAGGCAGAAGAGCGTGATCGCAGTCCGATTTACTTTGCCCCTAACATCAGCGTTTACACACGATAATGCCAATGTTCCTTGACACTGAGGGCTACAGCGACATCGCAATTGGTATTTGCGATCGTTGTCGTATGAAACGTCCTCATGCCACCCTTGGCCCTGATATTAACTTTCCAGGGTTGATGGTTTGCGAGGAGAATTGCCGCGATGAAAAAGATCCTTATCGCCTACCAGCACGGCAGACAGAGCGCATCAACTTACGCTTTCCACGGCCTGATGTTTCTGTGGCTGCAATCCAGGATAATCTGGTAACCAATGATCAGCAAAATGTCATTGTCTCAACGGAAGGCAATACCCAGACGCCTGAGAACAATGGGAATCTCGATGGAATAGCGGTGTCACCATAATGGCCAATCAAACCATCACCCAGCTACCTACCGCGCAAGCACTCACTGGCACGGAGCTTGTGCCCATTGTGCAAGGCGGTGGCACAGTCAAAACCACGGTAGCAGACATTGCTGCAACGCCAGTTACCAATTACAGCTTTGTCACAGCAACCAGTGAAGGGTCACTAAGCCAATCACGCCAATTAAGCACTTCAGGCAATGGCTTAACGCTGACTGACAATGGCGCTGGCTCAACGCTCGTTCTAAGCCTCTCTGGGGCCGCTGCAAGCCTCGTAGCAGCAGGGACAGGCATTCAGGTCAAGACAAGTGCAACAACGCTCACAGCGCGTTCTATCGCGGCTGGAACGGCAGGATTAAGCGTTGCTGATGGCGATGGTGTTGCTGGCGATCCAACCATCTCACTTTCTGGCTTAGTGCTTAACTTAGCGCAGACCAGTGGCGTTGGATTGCTCACGCGTACCAGTGGCAGCAGCATTGGTGTGGTGACGCTCACAGGTACGGCCAGTGAGATTGATGTCACCAATGGGACAGGTGACGGTGCCAATCCCACGATTGGACTTGCTGATGATCCGATCCTGCCAGGCACGGGCGGGATGATTTTTCCCAAGGGCACGACTGTTGAACGTCTAAGCCCTGGCGTTGAGGGCGCCTTCCGTTACAACACGCAAACGGGCGCTTTTGAAGGCTATACAGCCGCTGGCTGGGGCACGATTCAGACAGGATCAGGGGTTGCGTCATTCAGTGCTGGCACGACAGGATTGACGCCATCCACTGCAACCATTGGCGCTATTGTTCTTGGTGGCACACTCATTTCAAGCAATGGCGGCACAGGCCTTGCGTCATATACAGCAGGCGATACGCTTTACTACGCTGCTGGCACAGCACTCTCAAAACTAGCCATCGGTGCTACATCACGCATCATGACGTCATCGGGATCTGCCCCACAGTGGACGGACCCGGCAACTATTACCGTGGGCACAGCAACTTCTGCCACCACAGCAACCAATCTCGCTGGCGGCACGGCCAATCAGATTGCTGTGCAGTCCAATGTCGGCACTACGACATTTATCACAGCACCCACGGTTGCAAGCACGGTCTTGTCATGGAATGGCGCAGCATTTACCTGGATTGCAGCAGCATCAGGGACCGTCACAGCAGTCACAGCATCAGCGCCACTAGCATCTTCAGGTGGCACGACTCCAGACATCAGTTTGGGCACGGTGACCACAGCTAATGGTGGCACAGGACTCACCACGTACACGGCTGGCGATCTACTGTATTACGCCACGGGCACAGCACTCAGTAAGCTTGGCATCGGCGCATCAACCTACATCCTGACATCTTCAGGCACAGCACCACAGTACACAGATCCTGCCACGATCACTGTGGGCACGGCAACCACAGCAGGCTCGGTGGCCAACTCAGTGACGTTTAACAGCACGGGTGGTGCATCACCTGGCACGACGTTTAATGGCTCAGTTGCCAGGACGATCGACTATAGCTCGGTGGGAGCACCCAAGGCTGATGGCACAGGCGCTTCAGGCACTTGGGGTATTAACATCAGTGGCAATGCTGCGACGGCTACTTCTGCAACATCAGCCACCACAGCAACCACAGCCACTAATGTTGCAGGTGGTGCTGCAGGCTCACTGGTTTATCAAACTGCAAGTGCAACAACATCAACATTAGCACTAGGAACTCAAGGTTATGTCCTTCGTGCTGGTGCTTCAGCCCCTGAGTGGGCAGTGATCGACGGAGGTACATTCTAATGCCAGCCACCAACTTTACGCCCATCCAGCTTTATAGAACCAACACGGCGTCCACCACGGCGCCTTCGGCTGGTAACTTAAATGCTGGTGAACTTGCCATCAATTACAACGATGGCGGGATGATTCTGTTTGCCAAGAACACCACGGGCAACGTCATTAAGTTGATGAACAACCCTGCCAACTTGCTGTATCCCACGGCAGATGGCACTAATGGCCAAATTTTGACAACAAACGGCTCTGGCACTTTATCATTTCAAGATGCGCCAGCTTCGGGTGTATCTAAAGGCCAATCCATCGCTTTTGCTTTGATCTTCGGACTGTAAGGAGCCAATCGTGGCAAACCCAAATATCGTTAACGTCGCTGCCATATATGGCAATAGTTCCCAAACATCTTTGTCCACTACTAGTGCAACGCAGTTGGTAAATAATGCTGCTGCAAGTGGCAAGGTCTTCAAGATCAACAGCATTGTTGTAGCCAATGTGGATGGTTCGACTGCTGCTGACATTACGATCAACATTTATAGCGCGGCGGCATTAGGCGGTACAGCATTCCCAATTGCATCAACAATTTCAGTTCCGGCTGACGCTACGCTGATTGTGACTGATAAGACTACGTCTTTTTATCTGCTTGAAAACCAATCGATTGGTGCCACGGCAGGTACGGCAGGTGATCTTGTTGTTACAGCTAGCTGGGAAGAAATCAACTCGTAAGGGGTTATCTCATGGCAATGCGATACCCAGGTGGAGTGATTCCCACGGCACCAGTGCCTAGTGGACCTTACGAGAATAGTACCGCATCAGGGGTATGGTCGCTTGAATCTCAACTGAGATTTAAGGCTGCTGGCAATTGGCCTACTGCTGGCAATGTTGCACAAGCTTTATGGAGTTGGGGTGGCAATGGCTCGGGTCAACTAGGCCTCAATAATGGTTACGGCAAATCTTCTCCGGTTCAAGTTGGCGCATTAACTAATTGGTCACAAATAGCTGGTGGTAGGTACAACTCTGTAGCTATTAAGACAGATGGTACGTTATGGTCTTGGGGAGCTAACACTAATGGTCAACTAGGCCTAAATAATAGAGTTAATTGTTCCTCACCTGTACAAGTTGGTGCTTTAACGACTTGGTCTCAAATAACTGGCGGTCGAGATAATTCTTTAGCCATCAAAACGGATGGTACTTTATGGGCATGGGGACTTAATCGTTATGGCCAACTAGGTCTAAATGATCTTGTTGACCGTTCTTCTCCAGTTCAAATTGGAGCATTAACAACTTGGTCAAAAATAACCGGGGGTCGAGATCATTCTGTAGCCATCAAAACTGATGGTACTTTATGGTCTTGGGGACTTAACGCCAGTGGTCAATTAGGTCAAAATAATAGAACTTATTTTTCCTCTCCTGTACAGGTTGGGGCATTAACCACTTGGACGCAAGTTTCTGCTGGTTTATATCATTCTGTAGCCATCAAAACTGATGGTACTTTATGGTCTTGGGGCGATAATAGCTTTGGTCAACTAGGTCAAAATGATGTTGTTAGACGTTCCTCACCTGTACAAGTTGGTGCTTTAACGACTTGGTCTCAAATAGCTGCTGGCGGCAATAATTCTTTAGCCATCAAAACGGATGGTACTTTATGGGCATGGGGCAGAAACTTTGGTGGAAGTTTAGGTCTAAATA